CTATAAAAAAATTTGGCGATGGCGCTTACGTTGCTTATAACCGCAAAACCCATACCCTGACCGTATTAACCAGCGGCACGATTAACGTAACAGCATCGACCATTAATATCACCGCAACAAGTACCCATAACGGCAATATTACCGTTAATGGTAATGTAGTTGTCTCTGGCAATATCACGATAGGGGGCAATGCCAGTATCAGCGGTAGCACCTCAAGCGCAGGCGGCTTAACGGGCGTTGGCGGTAAATCATTCGAGAACCACACCCACACCGACAGCCGTGGTGGCGGCACTTCAGCACCGAATTAAGCACAAGCTTTTCATAAAGCCGATTAAAAGAAGGCTCAAGCATCATGCGGGATACTATCCCCATGAGCAACACCATTACCCAAACATTCGCCGCCCAAAACGGCACACTCATTGCCCAGCCCATCGATGGCGATGCGCTGGTGCAAGACATCGCCACCTGTATCGGCAATATCCTCACTACCATACCAGGGCAAGATCGCACGCGGGCGAATTTTGGCTCACGCCTCATCGACTGTTTAGACAAGCCATTTAAGTTAGCACGCCTATGTGTTATTTCAAAGCTAACCGATGCCATCAACCAATGGGAAAAGCGCGTTAAAGTTATCCGTGTGGCGGTTTCGCAGGCATCAGCGTCAGAGTTACACATCAGCATCACATGGGAAATGGTATGACTATGCCAACTTTTCTAAGCGAAGACATTACGCTCATCAAAAACGAGTTACTCAATGCTTATTTATCTAGCGGCGGTTCAACTCCCGCTAGTGCCAGTACCGAGCAACTCATGCTTAATGCTTGTGCTTACAGCATTTATCGCAACAACGTACAAATCAACGATGCCATTCGTCAAAACTTCGTTGCCTTTGCGCGTGGCGCTATGCTCGACTACCTAGCCGAACCCTTAGGCGTCACTCGACTCGATGGCGAAACCGATGATGATTTTAGGACTCGCGTGCCCTTACGGCTCGAAGCCCATGCCGCAGGTGGCACTGCTGGGTTTTATCGCTTTAAAGCTTTTTCCGCCTCCGAAGACCTACTCGATGTCAGCGTCATCAATGGGGGTGGCGGCGCGGTCAATATCACGCTGTTATCGAAAACAGACGCTACAACAAGTGACGATTTAGCCTTAGTGACCGCCGCCATTATGGCAGAAGACGGACATGCCTTAAACGATACCATTCACATTAACAGCGCCACGCCTGTGGACTATGCTGTTCACCTGACGCTACAACCCAAAGCAGGTTATTTACCGCTTGATGTTAAAAACGCCATTACCACAGCCATCACGTCATTAAATGCCCAATGGCGCAAGCTAGGCACAAACATCAACCCATCCGCCATTACCCAAGCCGCGATGAACACAGGCATGGTCGAGTTCATTACCGAACAAAGTCCTGCTTATATCGATGTACCACCTACCGCTTATCCGCAGTTAACAGAGGTCACGGTATCATGGGCTTAACCAATCTACCCCCAGCGATTGCCAGTCATCATAATCTGAATGCACTGGCAAATACTTTCGAACAAGCGTTAACTTTACCCGTGCAGCAACTCATGCCCACGCTGGTTGATGTGTGTCCCGATGACTATTTAGTCTACTTAGCGCAAAACCTAGGGCTGATTGACGAACCCATTTGGCAACTAGCAGAGTCAACAGAAAAACAGCGCAACCTCATTAAAACAAGCGTCGAATTCCATCGTCTTAAAGGCACACCGCAAAGCATCATCAACCTGCTGACACTGCTAGGTCAAAGCGATGCCATTATCGAGCAAAACCCTAACGCGAAAACCCGCAATGGACGTATTGCCCGCAATGGACTTTATCAACACGGCATAACAGCGCAGTCTTGGGCAGAATGGCGTGTTTTTTTACAGCGCCCCATCACCATCGACCAAGCCAAAACGCTCTACCAAGCACTCATTAAAACCGCACCTGCTCGCAGCCGATTGGTCAGCATCAATTACAAGCAAGCCAGTCAACGGCATAACGGTCTCATCACTCGCAATGGCAGCTACACACGTGGCTCAGTAGCCACCCAATTAGGAGCTTAAAACATGGCAAACTTACCCGAAAACCCAACATGGGAAGCAGGCATCTACCAACTGGAAACCGACGACCCAGTTCAAGGCGGACAGGACGGCATTGATAATTTACAAGCAAAACAGCTCGCTAACCGCACTGCCTATTTAAAACAACAGCTCGAAGCGCAAGCAACACAAAGCACGCAAGCACTTGCCAACCATGTATCTGCAACCGATCCACACCCGCAGTACACCACTGCCGCGGAACTAGAGGCTCGAATCGCGGCGCTAGTAGCGTCTTCGCCCGCTGCATTAGACACACTTAACGAGCTTGCAGCCGCACTTGGCAATGACCCGAATTTTGCTACGACGATAACCAATGTTTTAGCGACAAAAGCACCTCTATCGTCACCAGTGTTTACAGACACGCCAAGAGCACCTACAGCCCCAGCTGGTACAAACACAACTCAGTTGGCCACAACTGAGTTTGTCATGGAAGCAAATAACTTATCTGTTAAAAAAGACGAGTTCATACTTGGCACAGTTGCCCCTTACTGTACTGATGCTAATGTAATTGCCACTACACAGTGGAGTCATGTTGGTGATACATGGACTGGCTCTCCGTTTCCGGGTACCGCTGGCTCTAACCAGGGGTACTTATTCACACAGGTATGGGATGCATCCGGTAAGTACAGATTGCAGACATTCTACAATCTCAATGGTAATCTTGTATCCGCTGTGCGCAGAATGGACAACGGTGTATGGTCTAATTGGGTTTTTAACTGGACATATAACACTCCTATGTATGCTTGTAGAGCATGGGTAAACTTTAACGGAACTGGTACTCCTGCTATTAGAGCAAGTGGAAATGTTAGCAGTGTTACAAAAAATGGAACTGGGGATTATACGATTAATTTTACTACTGCTATGCCCGATGTGAATTACGCAGCAACTAGTATGTTCAGCAGAGAGAGTACGGGCAATGAAACTTCCATCACCGCAAGAGCAGCCAACCTGCTAACCAGTTCAATTAGAGTTGTCAACTTAGGCTATGACAATGTCTATAGAGACAGTGAGATGGTTTCTGTTGCTATATTTAGATAAAGGAGAGATAGAATGGTGATAGTTTACGAAAACAAAGATAAGTCACTAGCAGTATTAACACCAACACAAGAAGCGTTAAATTTTGCCACTATCCAGCAAATCGCTGAGAAAGACGTTCCGCATAATCTTCCATATTGGGTTGTTGATGAAACAACTCTGCCAACTGAACCAATAGAACTATGGCAGTTAGACGGCACGCAAGGCGAGCCAGATGGTTTTGGTGGTGAATCTAATGAATTTGATGCTGAATTGTTAGAAAAGTTTAAGCAAGGAATTATCGGATGATTGCAATTAATAAAAATAAAGCTTCACAGCAACTCGCTCAACAAGCAAAATTCGCTGTTTATGTTTTACTAGATCAAACAGCACAGCAGTATGATTATCGTGATTTTGCTGAAGTAGCACAGTTTGTAAATAGTAATGTATGGAAAGCAGAAGCTGAATCACTTATTGCATGGCAGGACGCAGTTTGGCTCAAGGCTTACGAGCTACTAAAAGAGCCTATTGAAAGCGTTGAAGGGTTTGTGGCGCAGTTGCCAAAGTTCGTTTCTAAAGCAGATTAAAAGTATTCAGTATAGTCAGACATCATCATAGGGTAAAAGAAGCACCGCTATTAATGCGTCAACATCAATGGCGGTACTTTTAACCCACAGCACAAACCTGTGAGCCAAAGCCAAGGCTTCCTGCTTGTCGCGACAAACGGGGTAAGTATGGCAGATTTTCACTCTATGAAAAAGGCTTACACCTAATGAAAAGCAAACATTTACCAATTATCCCTTGGATTGGCGGAAAACGTCGTCTAGCCAAAACTATTCTACCCATGTTCCCAGAACACGAATGCTACGTTGAACCATTCGCAGGTGGCGCAGCATTGTACTTTATGAAACAACAAGTACGTACCGAAGTCATCAATGACATCAATGGTGACTTGGTTAACTTATACAGAGTGGTCAAGCATCACCTAGAGGAGCTGATTAAGCAATTCCGCTGGACGCTTATTAGCCGAGAAGAGTTCGACCACCACAAGATTACACCAACCGAAATACTCACCGACATCCAACGCGCTGCACGTTTCTTGTACTTGCAAAAGATGGCGTTCGGTGGCAAAGTCGAAAGCAGAAGCTTTGGTACCGCAACAACAGCACCGCCACGGCTAAACTTGCTCAGAATTGAAGAGGAGCTATCACAAGCGCACCTGCGGTTATCACGTACATACATTGAGCATCTGGCATGGGATAACTGCATTAAACGCTATGACCGTGAACATACGCTTTTCTATTTAGACCCACCTTATTGGGGAACAGAAGGCTATGGCGTCGACTTTGGATTAGAACAATACGACATTATGGCCAGCCTGGCCAAAACGATTAAAGGCAAGATGATTATTTCAGTGAACGACATACCAGAGATGCGACAAGCATTCGATGGAC